GGCTCCGAGGGAAGGATAGGTTATAAGTCCAATCCTGAAATGGGTTACAATATCGACGAAAGCGAGGAGTCAAAAAAAAACTAAAAAAAATCCTCAGTAGGGTATGGGCTTTTGCACCATCTAGTCCAGATCAGGACAAAAAACCCGAACCTTTTGTAGATGATTATAAAAAGGGTATGAGTTTTGCACCATCTGGAAAATCTGAAGATAGTGAATTTACAGATGATTCGGCTGAGGAAAATAAGTTTTAAATGAAACTAACCTCGAGGATAAAACTAAGATTCTAAGTTAGCAATTTTTTTAACATTTAATGACAAAAGTTTACGTTACAAACTCCAGTTTAATGGCTGCTATTCTTGAATCTAAGAAAAAAGGCCAACTGACCAACGAGACAATCGAAATGTTCAATTTAATGATTGCTGGTATTTCCAAGAAAATGGCTTACAAAGATCCAGATGATAAAGCTGATTGTATGGCTTTTGCAATGGAAGATCTTTGTAAGTATTGGAATAGGTTCGATCCAACCAAATCAAATAATCCATTTGCTTATTACACACAAATAGCAAAAAATGGATTTGCAAAAGGGTGGAAAAAAATTCACCCCCCTAAATCCCCTAAAACCATTCCATTTTCTTATATTACAGGAGAAGACAATTCCTATAATATTTAGATGACTGATATTAAGAAAATAAAGCCCAACGGTAGCTACAAATCTGGTTTGTATGTACCGGTCAATCCAGACAAATACGTTGGAGATATACACAACATAATTTGTAGATCAAGCTGGGAATTCAGATTTTGCAAATATTGTGATAATAACGATAAAATTTTAAAGTGGAGTTCAGAACCAGCCGCTATACCATATTATAATCCTTTGGACAAAAAAGATCACAAGTACAATGTTGATTTTTATTTGAAAGCCCTTCAAGACGATGGTAATGAACAGGAATGGTTGGTAGAGGTGAAACCTGAAAAGCAACACGAAAAGCCAGTATATGAAGGAACTTACACCGTAGATAAACTGAAATCATACAATCACAAAATGCAAATTTGGATTACAAACCAAGCCAAATTCAAAGCTGCTAAACATTGGGCTGAAAGTAGAGGAATGAAATTTGGGGTTGTAAACGAGAAATTCTTATTTCAAAGTAAATGATCGACTTTCAGGATCAGGCCAGAAAATTAAGAAGTGAATTTCCTTCTTTAACTAAACTTAATTCATTGATAAACGAGGAATTTTTGGAAAAATATGGGCCAAGCTCGAATCACTCTGGAGAGAAATTCACTTCTTTTAAAAGCGGAAAAATTTATTTTGCGTTACACACAACAAAAACAAATCCAGGAGAAAAAAATCCCTTCGTAAATAGATATCCGTGCTTTCTTTTTTTATCAGAAGAAAGAATTGGTACAGGGATGATTTGCAAAGTAATGGATCTTACAATTATTCCAAATGATAAACGGGCAGAAATTTTAACTAGACTAACTTCTACTTTTTCAGAAATACTTCAAGAAAATATGAGAAATATTTTGGGATCTCAAATGCCTTTGAATCTTAAGGGAGAAAATTTACAAAAAATATTCAAAGGAACTGGATACGAGTTTGCAATTTTTGGGTTTCACAAGGAAAATTTACGTGACGTGAAAATTGTAGATTATGAAGACTGGGTAAAAATTCCTTATTTCAATAACGCCTCAATAGAGGGTCTCTCTTTGGATAAGATATATAGGGAATATAAATCGAAAATAAAAACTTGATTTTGTCTATAAAAATAAATTTCTGGCTTCATGGCAGGATTTAACGAGAATCCAAATACCAATCCCATATTCCAAAGAATAAGGGAATCCATCAAAAATCTGAGTAATTTCGGATTGCGGTATGGTGACATGGTGGTTAAAAATTCCCAAGCCATTGGTGCTACTGAAGCAGAATTTTTAAAGAAGGGACCTATAGAAGATGAAACAACTTTTTTCTCCTTAGGAAGACAAGATACGACAACCAGACAATACATTTCCTATTTTGATAAAGACTATGCAGGAAAAAGAGATTACTTGAGAAAATTTTCTTTAAACCCGGAAATTGAATATATTCTGGATACTGTTTGCGACGAGTCTATTTCTTATGATGGTTATAACTTTTTCGCTTATCCAGCATTCCTTAATATAACCGGGCTTAAACAAGATGTAATAGATAAAATTGATTCAACGTACAAAAAATTGTACGACATGTTTGGATTCAATGATGATATTTCTGCCTGGCAGTACTTCAGGCAGCTTTTGGTTGATGGTTTTGTAGCTTTCGAAATTGTGTATGATGACAAAGGAAAAAATATTATCGGATTTAAAGAATTGGATGCTACCACGTTAATGCCCTCTGTAGAAAAGCAGAAAGATGGAACATTCTTGAATGTTTGGTATCAATATCCTAAGGACGAAAGAAAAAGAAGAATGCTGTATGATTCTCAGATCATTTATCTTTCTTACGCAAAGGGTAATTCTGTTTCAAGGGTAAGTTATACTGAAAGGTTAATTCGTCCATATAATGTTCTGAGGATCATAGAATACACTCGTGTTATTTGGTCTGTGATGAATGCATCTTTCCGTCTTAAAATGACAGTTCCGGTAGGCTCCAGATCACAACAAAAGGCTATGCAAACACTCGGAGAGTTAATGTCTATCTATAAAGAAGATATTCAATTCAACGACGAAAGCGGTGAACTTTCAGTAAACGGACAACCAAAAATTCAGTTCTACAAAAATTATCTTATGCCCAAAGGTGCTTTGGGTACTCCTAATATTGAACCTTTAAATACTGCTGGACCAAATTTGAATGATCCAGCTCCTTTGGCTTACTTTTTTGACAAGTTGGTTCAAGAATCTAAAATACCATTTTCTAGATTTCAAGGGCCTGATGGCGGATCAACAGGTAAATATGCCAATGCAGCAGAAGGATTAGACAAAGAAGAAATTAGATTTTCGAAGTTCATTATGAGATTGAGATCTGTTTTTCAAGATATTCTCATAAAACCTCTATGGATTCAATTGTGTCGTGATTTTCCCCAATTGGAGAAGGATTATATGTTCAGAAGTCAGCTTGGTTTAACTTTTGTTTCAGATAATCCGTTTCGTGTTAACCAGGAGATAGAAACGATGAGCAAAAGAAAAGAATCCATCGACTCTATGTACCAATTAGTGGATGAAGAAGGTCAACCTTTCTTTTCTTTAGGATTTTTGATTGAAAATTTTCTTGGAATGACCGAGGATGATATCAAGGCTAATGAAGAAGCGAAAGAGAAGGCAAAAAAGAAAAAAGAAAAAAATTCACCTGAGGGAGAAGGGGGAGAAGAAGGCGGTGCTCCTCCTGAAGGGCCAGAACCAGGAGCAGCCCCGCCTGAAACAGAAACACCAACATAATTATGGCAGGATTTAACGACGATAACAGCCAACAGCGTTCTTTCTTAGGAAATTTGTATCGAAATCTGTCCAGAATTGGAAGGTTTGGAATGCAGTATGAGGATATGGTCATCAGAAATTCGCAGGCTATAGGAGCAACTGAATCTACTTTTTTCAATAATCAAGGAACAGGATTTACTGAGAATGATGCTTTCTTTTGGACATTGGGTTATCAAGACACCAGAGTAAGAAAATACATCGCTTATTTCGACAAGGACTATTTAGGCAAAAGAGAGTTTCTACGAAAATTTGCATTAAATGGAGAAATTGATTTTATCCTAGATACCCTTTCGGACGATGCCATAAATTATGACGATAAAAATTTCTTTGGATATCCTTCGTTATTGAATGTAGATCTAAAGCCCGAGGTGCGAGCTAAGGTGGAAGAAAATTTCAGAACTTTATACATGCTTTTTGGTTTTCAACAAAGCATTTTGGCCTGGCAATATTTCCGTCAATTTTTGATTGATGGGTTTTTGGCTTTTGAAATTGTTTACTCTACAGACGGCAAGAAAATTGTTGGATTTAAAGAATTAGATGCTACTTCTTTACAACCAGCCACAGAACAACAACCTAACAAAGAATTTCAACAAATTTGGATTCAATATCCAGGTGATCCTAGAATGACCCGAAAATTAAAGGCAGAGCAAGTAATTTATCTTTCCTATGCCAAGGGTAACTCAGTTTCTAGAGTAAGTTATACGGAAAGACTTATTAGATCGTATAACATTTTAAGGGTGATGGAGAACACAAGAGTTATTTGGAATGTGATGAACGCTTCATACCGTTTGAAATTTGTTATTCCAGTTGGAACACAATCAGGACAAAAAGCAATGCAAACACTGGGACAATTAATGTCTCAGTATAAAGAAGAAATTCAAATCAACGATACTTCCGGGGAATTAACCGTAAATGGAGCTCCCAAAGTTCAGTTTTACAAAAATTATTTATTCCCTGAAAAAGACGGAGAATCTCCGGACATCAACACATTAAATCCTGCTGGACCCGATTTCAACGTCATGGAAAACGTTGTGTACTTTTACAACAAGCTGAAGTTAGACTCCAAAATTCCATATGCTAGATTTGCTTCGAGGAGTGGTCCTGTGACTTACCAGATTTCTATCGATCAGTTAGAAAGAGATGAAATTAGATATGAAAAATTCGTTACCCGTTTGAGGTCTGTTTTTCAAGAACTTTTGGTAAAACCTTTATACATACAAACCTGTTTGGATTTTCCGGCTTTGTCTGAAGACCGGTCTTTCAAAGTTAATTTGGGGTTGGATTTTGTGAAAGAAAATGTTTTTGAGCAATTGATTGTACTTTCTAATTATACAAAAAGAACAGCTTTTATTACCGCCTTGGGTGATATGAAACAGAAGATTGGGGAAGAAGAAGTTCCTTATTTCGATAAGGAATGGCTTATCAAAAGATGGCTAGGTCTGAGCATGGACGAATATCGTTCCAATCAAAAGTACAAAGATGATGAAAAAAAACAGGCAGACAAGGATAAAAAGGACAAGGGAGAAGAAGGAGGAGGTGGAGAAGGGGGAGCACCGGATTTTACGCTTTAAATTTAACTGAATGAATTTTAGGGAATTATTTTTATCTAAAAAAATATTGGTTGTTGGTGATTCTATTTTGGACCACTATGTTTATGGAAAGGTTCATAGAATATCCCCGGAAGCACCAGTTCCAGTTGTTCTGAAAAGCAAAGAGCAATTTTTTCTAGGTGGAGCAGCAAATGTCGCTCAGAATATTACAGCCTTCGGAGCCAAGTGCACTTTATTGACTTTGGTAGGAGATGACGAAGATGGAAAAATGTTGTTGAAAAAATGTAACGAAAAAAATATAGATCCGATTTTCGTCCACGAGCAAGATAGACCAACAACGAAAAAAACCAGGATTATAGGAAATAAACATCAAATTGTCAGAATCGACGTTGAACAAACACATGATTTATCATATGATTCTAGTTTGAGAATCATTGAGGAATTTGAAAAACAAGTTCAATTGCATGACGGTGTGATTTTTCAAGATTACGGAAAGGGATTATTTACAGATTTCATATTAACTTCTTTGATTGAAATATCAAAGAAATACTCGAAAGAAATTTTGGTAGATCCTAAGGAACCTGATCTTGGTAGATATCAAGGAACAGATCTTATCAAGCCAAATTTGAATGAGTTCAAGGCTATGGTGAATATTAAACCTGAACAAGATTTAGAAATTAGTCAGATCGTAAATTATGCTCAACTGGTGATGGAAGAATTCGACTATAAATATTTCCTAATTACTTTATCAGAAAAAGGAATGTTGTTGGTGGGGAGACACTTTTCTCATCATGTGCCTGGTATAAATGTAGATGTTTCAGATGTTTCTGGAGCGGGGGACACGGTTAGTTCAGTTTTCAGCTTAGGGTTTTTTTCTTGCACATACGATTTTGTATCCAAGTCGAATTTGATCCGAATAGCAGAACTGGCTAATCTGGCAGGATCTTTAGTGTGTAGACATTCTGGAGCAGTCCCAGTTGACCCTGGAGAATTAGAAGAATTATTCGAAAAAAATCCAATTTTTTCCTGATTTAATTTTTTTTTTGCAGGGTTTAGTTCTACATTTACATCATGATAAACGAACTAAAAATCCTATCGACACTCGAATCTTTAACTGGAAACGGGTCACAAAAAGAGAAGCAAAGATTGCTCTCAGAGAACCTTACCGAGGTGATGTCATACCTTTTGGACGTGTGTTTCAATCCCTTTGTAACGACCAAGTTACACAAGCTTGATTTACACCCAACCCCTATCGGGGAATTCCCTGGTTTCGATGTTTTCAAGTCCCTAATGGAAAGTTTAAAATCAGCTCCGGCTGCCAACGACAACCTTAGAGGTCAAGCCACATCACTCATCAATTCCCGTATTTCGGAGGATCCAATCGAAGACAAACAACTTCGGGAAATTCTAATGAAAATCCTCACCAAAAGAATGAATATAGGTATAGGAGCCAAATTGGTCAACAAAGCAATTGGTAGAGAACTTATACCAGATCCCTCTGTGATGCTAGCTTGTGACGATCAGAAAGAAATTGCCAGCTGGGGAAAGATCTACTGTGAAGAAAAATACGACGGTGTTAGAGTAATTGCTGTAGGGGACAGAGAAAAAGGATTCCAATTTTACACCCGAGCCTTCAACGAGTTGGATAAAAGTAGACTTTATTACATAGAGCGAGATTTAATCAATATTCTCCACAATGCTAACATCGTAGGAGAAGTATTTTTTGATGGTGAACTAACCGACATCAACAGAAAGTCAGTGTCAGGAAAGGTAACTCAAATTCTGAAGGGCACAGCACCACAAGATATTGACAAGGAATTTATATTCAATGTGTTCGATTTAGAAAAGGCTTCAGTACTAAAAATTGGACACGGTACTACGCCTTTCATACAAAGAAGAAAAGAATTGGAATTCTTAACTGCCTTTTTGTCTCTGAATTCTCAGGTTAAACTTGCCAGACAGTGGGTGGTAGATTCCATGGAAGAAACCCAAAATATTTATGGACTAATTATTTCCTTGGGTGGAGAGGGTGTTATTCTTAAACCAGGTCACCACGTATATGAGTGTAAACGTAGTAAAAGTTGGGTCAAATTGAAGCAAGTTCAAGATTGTGATCTGGAAATCACCGGATGGTATCCCGGAGAAGGTAAAAGGGAAGGATTCATCGGGGGTTTCATTTGTACCGATGCCTCTAGAACTTTGGATGTGAAGATAGGATCTGGATTTACTGATGTCGATTTGAAAACTCTCAGTTCCAATCCAGATCAATGGATTGGCCGGGTGGCAGCTGTTCAATTCAACGAGCCTATTACAGACAAATTCGGCAATCGGAGCCTGTTTCTTCCCCGTTTTATCGAAGTTAGAACCGATAAAAATCAGGCTGACGACATGACTTCTTTTTTCAAGTAAGGGGAAACCTTTATTCGAATTTTCATAAAATTTAAAAGAGGAATTATGGTTAATCAATTACTGACTGAAAAGCTTAGGCCCCGGGAACTGAAACATATGATTTTGCCGGATCGAATCCGAAATTTATTTGACGGCAAACCATTGGCACAGAACGTTTTGTTGGCTGGATCACCTGGCTGTGGTAAAACAACTTTGGCTAAAATTTTAGCCGCCAATTCTCCACATCTTTTCATCAACGTTTCAGACGAAAGTTCGGTAGATGTGATTCGAACTAAAATCAACGATTTCTGTTCTACTCTAAGTATCATGGATGGAAAATCTGCTTTAAAGGTGGTTATTCTAGACGAGTTCGATGGAGCATCGGATCAATTCTACAAAGCCCTTCGTGGAACTATCGAAAAATTTGCTAAGAATGCCAGATTTGTAGCCACGTGTAATTGGATAGCCAAAGTACCAGAGGCTATCCAATCCCGATTTGAAGTGATCAATTTTGATCCAGTAAATTCCGAAGAAGAACAGGAATTGAAAGCAGAGTGGAGAAAAAGGATTGGATTGATTTTAGAAAAACTTTCTATCTCTATTGACTCTGATGCTTTAGATGCTTTCGAAAGAGATTTTTTTCCCGATTTAAGATCTGCTTTAAATAAAATTCAAGCTTGGTCGATAGAAGGACTACAAACCATCGATGCCAAAAAAGTAAAAGATTCTTCCTATTCACACGAAGAACTTTACCGTTTAATTTGTGATGGCAAAAACCCAATTGAAAATTATCAGTTCATTGTGTCACAATATTCTGGTAAAGTTGATTCTGTCATGTTAGCCTTGGGTGATGAATTTGTTGGTTGGGT